AATTTGGTCATATCCAATCCCCGATGCGATCACCGCCTTAACGACTTCATCGGGGGTCATGCTCGGTACTCTAAAGTCACAAGCCGTTCCCACACGATGTTGGCTACTGTCCTTCGATCCTACCGCATCATTCACCTGTTTGCAACGGAACGCTGAATTGACCATGATTGGCTTGCCGCCTAGAACCGTTTTAACTTCCTCAAGAAACGCAGCCAAGCGCACAAGGTTAGCCATCTCGGTAGCGTTTGGCGTATTGTCAAACTGCCTATGATCTGTGTGGGTCAGTTCGTCTAGGGTGAAGTGTTCACTTAGATTCATCTTTTTTAGCTTTCATATCCATGATTTTTTCTAGGGTACGGCCACCAAAATACGCACTCATTATTAGCATACCCCATTGACCCAGCAGGTTTACATACGATTCTTTAGCATCGTAGCCAAAAGCCGACATCATGGCAAAAAGAAAATAACCAGCAAAAATAGCTACTAAAGACATAGGGCGTATGTTTTTAGATAGCCAAGAATCACTACCCAAATCAGCTTTCCAACGGTCAGATATATTGTTCTGTTCGTTCATGTCAGCGTTTAACTCAGCTAACCGACCTTCTTGCTGCATTTTTAATAGCTCAGCTTGGGCTTTAGCCTTGGCTTCAGGATCAGGAATAAACTTGTCTAGGACTTTCATGCCAACATCAACTAATGCGGTAAGTGGGAACATTATTTTTTAGTCCTTTCCTCGATCAATTTAACTCGCACATGAAGGTCGTGTATTTCTTTGTAGATTTCCTCACGCATCTTAGCTCTGCGTTCTGCGGATATTGGGCTGTCTGTAGGTACGCCTTCGTTGGTAATCAGGGCTGGCATCTTGCCTTCAATTTGAGTAAGGCGAGTTTGGAATGAAGATACTTGACCGAGTAGCCATGCTATACAGGCTACTAAGATCGGTATTACCGCTTTTAGTACATCTTGCATATTCATTTTTTACCACCCCATACAATAAAATAAGCAATCCAACCTGCCGCCAAAAAGCACCAAAACTGCACCCATCTAACTTTTGATAACTCGGCATCAAAGTAGTCTTTGTCTGCCTTTTCTATCTTTTCAATCTCGGTTTTTATTTGAATGACCTTATCCCACTCTTTAGTACCGAACTTCTTTATAAACTCCACCCTTAGTTTGTACTCCTCATCCGTAATTTGTTTACGGTGTCGGTACTCCTCAAGGGCTTTAAATATTGCCCGTTCCTTCCTTAACTCCGCTTCCCTGCGTTCACGGATTCTTGCGTTTGCTTGCGCTTTTGCTACATCTACCGCTTCCTTCTGTACTTCCTCAATGTTCTTACCGATCTCACGACCAGCTTCACGACCAGTCTTTATACCCTCGCTAATGCCCTTTGCACCTGCTGACAACCCAAGATCATCTGACACATTGATTAACTCTTACTGAACCAATGTGCAATAAACCCTACGAGTGAACTAATAACAGATACAACCCCCAAGCCGACCCAAAGACCGCCCCTAGAGCGATTAGCCATTGCAACAAGTTCATCAATACTGGCTTCCATCTTGTCGATCTTTTTAGACATTTCATCGAACTTGGCCTCGTAGTTCTCTACCTTTTGCCAAAGCACTCCATAGCGCACGGGGTCTATTTCAAAAGCCATATCCATGTCTTACGGCAAAGTCGCTATAAAGGCATCAGCCTGTTCTTGTGTCATCACATTCCCATCGGCATCTTGCAGTTCTGCACCAGCTAAGACTTCTTTTTTGAAGTTTTGATAGTCTGTGTTGGCTGGGTCTGTAAAATTAAAAACAATTCGCCCACCATCATTGTTTTCTTTATATGCGCCAACAACTTGTTCTAAATATTTATATAGTGTATACATTTATAACTCCGCAGAAAAACCAATATAAGTAGATGAAGTTGCCGCACTAGCAATGTCTAACCGAACAGCCACACCTGTTGTTCCTGAGGCTACTGGAGTGCAATAGATTAATGCTGAATTTGTTGTTCCCCCATAAATTGTAAATGTAGATGTTGTGGTTGTATAACTACCATTACTAATACCAAAAGTATTGGAAACATTGCTTACATAAAGAGAAGGCGAAGTTCTCATTGTTGTTTTAAATGGCAAAACATATTCAACTTGCGAAGAAGAATAGACAAGAGCAGTACCTATCATTTGGTCTTGTGCGCCATTTCCTTGTGCATGAAGATAAAAATACCTCTGACACAAAGCCAATTCAGTACCATAAGGTCTGTAATCAAAGCTAGTAGCTGTAGAACCTACCTCAAGCTGAACTCCAGTGATGTAAAACGTTGCTCCTGATGTTGCGGCTAATTGCACAGAACCTGAAGTTCTTGTTTTCCATCCAGCACCCCAAGAGCCAGCAGTTGCTTCTCTATCTGTGCCTGAGCCTAAATCAACAAACATAAACATTCCAACGCCATTATCTTTAAGCCATGTTCCTGATGTATCGCCAGCAATGGTTACAGTTTTATATTCAAAAGTATTAGCAGAACTTATAGTAAAGTTTGTTACATAACTTCTATCTAGTCCGTTGTTTGATATTGCAACCGAATAAGTGCCTGTAACGCTTGAACGCACCCAAAAAGATACTGTTACTGTTTTAGCATCAGCAGTTCCCCAACCTAAATCGGCAACATTAAACCCTTCAATTTGCTGATTAAAAATTGATACTTGCCCTGATGTTGGAGATGCTCCTGTGCCTACAGTAACGATAACACTATTTATAAAACCAGCAGGTGCTGTTGTTGAGCGTTGAGTAGTATGTCCTGAACCTTGTGCAATACGAACTTGGAATCTATCAACAGGATATACAGGGCTACTTCCTACACTAATAGAAGCACCAGCATTACGCTGGTCAATCACCATCGCACCATTGATGATTCTTGACTTCATATTTACAGAAGGTGTAACTGCATTAGCGGATATAGCACCGCTATACATCGGTGTCGTAATTCCGTTTGTGCCGTCAATAGTTACTGGTGGCATGATTGCTCCTTACGCTGTTGATGCCATGCCTTTACAGCTTGGCTAATTTTTAATCTATCTTCATCTGTGTAAACACGCTTTGCTCTTGATGCTCTCATCTTAGCCTTTGTTTCTTCGGACATCTTTTTACCTTTGTTAGGATGCACCTCAAGCGAATCCCAATGCTTACGCTGTGATTCACGCATCTTGGCTTTGGTTTCTTCGGATGCTTGTTTACCAAGATTATGCCCAACACGACCTTTAAGGGCTTCTGAGAGCTTTCTTTTGCCTTCCTCAGGATAAGCCTTGCCTTTCATGCCCGACCTACTGCCAAGCCGTCTAGTATGGATTCTGCCAGTCAATGCTAGGCTATGCTTGCGTCTGCGTTCTTCAGTCCATGTAGAGCCTTCAGAACCGCCCAATTCAATATTGTAGCCATTAGGTACTATTGTATCCAATACCGCTATCCAAAAGCGTTCTACTGCGTTTAGCGTGGCTCTATTTTCAATACTTGTACAGAGTGGTTCGTAGTCAAAGTTATCTTTGCCATGTAGCTTATACGCACTTTTCATAATGCGACCATGCCCAATCGGTAGATGTGGGTTGATAGTCTGCCCGACATATTGCTTGCCGTTTAGCTTATTGGAAACTAAGTAAACTTGTGCGTTCACTTATGCTCCTAACTTATTGGCTTGTTCAGCCTTAAATGTTTCGTATGCAGACTTAACTTCATCAGTCCATGCAACATTGCAAATGTCTTTAACCTTTTGTTCTTGGTCGCTAATGTCGGAATCAGGAGTTAATACCCAACGATGAAAGGTACGAGATACAAATTGCCCATCTCGTTCAATAATAGTAGCTTGACGGACTTGGATGTTCCAATCAGCAACTATTTCAATTTGGTCTATTTCAAAGCGTTCTGTAAGTGCCATTTTTTATCCTCAAGCAACTCTATAAGTTAGATTTACCATTACTTCTGAATTATTTGCAAAATCTGCATTAGTAAGTGGTGTTGATACTCCTGCATTAGTAGCTTCTGCAAGATATATACGAGTGGTGTTTACAATTCCAAACGCAATAGGATAATCTGTAACAGTTACATTTGCAAGATACAAAGCAACCGCAATATATGCACCATCAGCAGAATTTATAGTAAAAGGTAATCCACGAACTTGGGCATCCCCAGTTGAACTGCCTTTTGCACTTAGACCAATATAACAACTAATTGTTACAATATTGCCAATTTTTGTATAAAGGCCTGTTAAATTTCCAGTTTGTGCTACTGCATTACCACCAAATGCAACTACTGGTGTCCAAGTACCTTCTTCATAATCATCTAGTGTATTAGCGTCTGTGCTTGCTGATTGAGTAGCTGGGAATGTAATACCAGCACCGCTAGTAGATGGGGTAGCGTTACCCACACCCAAGCAGTTTAGGATTTGAATACCCTCGTTGGTGTTTACTTTTAGAGCAGTTGTGCCGTTAGATTGAAGTTCAATCTCACCGCTTGTGTCTGCACTCTGAACCAGCCCTGTGCTGGTGCTGGCATTTATCAATACGGACATTATGCTACCCCTTTAGGAAAGCGTTGCTTAACCGCCAAGCAGTCAGCAATGTATTTATCAATCTGTGCTTGGTCACCTTTTACCATTCCGTCTAGCCAATCTGTGACTGGTGGATATTCTGATGCTCTTTTAGCAATATAAGCATGAGCATTAACATAAGCCTGTACCGCAGATTTATCGTATGCGACTTCGTTGCCGTCTGCATCGTAAGCAACATCACCACGAATGACTACAACGCTAGGATTTAGTTTATGTATTGCTGTAATTTTATCAATCATGCCGCAATCTCCATTAAAATAATAGTGTCTGTGCCAGCAATAGGTCTAAACTGAGAACTTGAGTTACTAACTTTTGCATATACTGTATAACTTGTTGCAGAAGTTGTTGATGGAGAATCGTAAAAACTAATAGGAAATGAAAATCCAACATTACCACCAGCGTGGTCATACATAGCTAAACAAGTTCCGCTAGTTCTCAAATCTGTACTATCACGATAAATAGTAATAGATGACTGGTCGTTTGAACCACCATCTTGCGTTCCACTAAAGGTAGCCATTACATAAATCTTGCTACTGCTAAATTTAGGTGTAATAGACGCTGTTAATCCCAATGTAATAAAAGATGTAGAAGTAAGACTTGTAACATTCAAGGTATTGTTAGCACTAACTACCTGAACAACACCGCCTGATTGAAAATTATTAGTGGTTAGGATTGTTCCCGATACGGCTGGCAAGTCTAATACAGTAGTACCAGCAACGGCTGGTTCTTGTAATGTAACGCTACCTGAAGTTGAGCCTTGTAAGACAATAGACATTATTTACTCCTTTTGTATATTTTAGTGGTTTTCATCTTACAATACCACCCATCTTTGACCGCTTGGAACTGTTACGGTGACACCTGAATTAATCGTAATGGGGCCAACGCTTTCAGCGTTTTTACCGGTGCTTAGTGTGTAAGAGGTCGTAACTGTTACACCGTTTTCTACAAATACTTGGTCTCCACCACCTCCGGTTGCACCACCACCAATATTGCCCCATGCGCCGTTAGCATAGCCCTCAAATGCGCCGTAATCGGTGTTGTAACGGATTTGTCCGTTTACTGGTGTTAGAGGACGCTGTGCGGTCGTTCCTGCTGGAATTAAAGCAAACCCAGTGGATGTCATGGTGACATTACCAGTAAATGTTGGGGTTGAGAATTGCGCGAACTCTACCGCTTCACCGGCCGCTGTTCCGGCAACCAAGCCCACGATTTTATTCGTGTTCATATCAAGGTTACCGGTCATTGGGGTTTGACCGTCTGCGGCTACTGAATCCGTAAGGGCGGCCGCCAAATCATTCATGGTGTTATTAGCCCATGAACTGGATATGGTTGTGCCGGTTACAACAGGATTTCCGGCTGGAAGGGAATAAGTACCTGACCCGTTTCTACTCATTTTTGCTCCTCTTTTTTAGCACCAGCCCGCATTAAAGCCGCCAATTTCTTTACGTCTTGTTTACGCATTTTGGTAGCCGCTACTCTTGAGCCGACCGCGCCAGCAGTTAAAGTTAAACCAAGCGGCGCACTGGCGGCTGTAGTTAGTAATGGCAATATTGAACTAACCGAACTGGTTGGTGCAAATTTACCAAAAATACGTAACACGTTCTGCATATTTGACCCGCGAACTGCTTGTTTAATTGCTTCTTGTTCTTCTTGTGTAAACAAGCGCATACGCTTTTCATTGGTCGCTAGCTTTTTGAGTTCGTTATACAGCGCGTTTTCTAATCCTGATTGTGAGAATTTGCCTTTTGTTAACTCAGCAGTTTCTAACATATCATCAAAAATCTCAGCTTTACTCATGCGACTGTAAACATCGCGGGCTTCTTTCCATGCCTGCAAGCCTTGTTTGTCGCCAGCTTTAACCGATGATTCGGGAATATTTAATACGTAATCATCAAATCTATCTTTGAGAATGGTTGCCAAACGCTTTTCTTCAAGGTCATTACTCTTTTGAGCGCCTTGAATAAATTTACGCAACGTCTTTAACTCATTGAAATCTTTAGGCATTTTAGCGTTTTGTAATTGGCTAAATGCAACATCCAGCTTGGGATAAGAACGCGGGTCATAACCTTCTTCGCGCAGTTCTGAACTAATTGTTTTCATTGTGTTAGCAAAATCTCTAGCATTCAATTGAACATTTGATTCTTTTGCTTGCTTAAACAATTGGGTTGAACTTGCGGCCAAATCTTCTGCGCTTGGTGCATTAGCAATACGCATTTCAACCTCAGATGGCTCTCTACGCAATAAATTGGCTACTTTTTGTGGTGCAGTTCTTACGGTTTGCGGAATCGTTTGTGCTGTTTGCATAACAGGCTGAACTACGTTTTGACGCACCGCAGGAACACCTGATTGAGCCATACGAGCATAACTAGGAATCATGCCGGTGGTTGGAATCAAAGGTGGCAATTTAGCCGCTTCCATGGTTTGACCAACGTCTTGCAATATTTCTTGGCTAACAGGGCTTGTTGGGGTATAAGTCATGCGACGTGATAAATCGGTCGCGGCTTGTTGCCCTACTTGTGTGCCTTGTGGTGTGCCAAATTCAGGGCTTGTAGCAGACTTGTAAACACCGTATGCAGAACTTACAGGGCCAGCAACCATTGCAGAACCGACAGTTAAAGGTACTTCATACAAAGCCTTTACCCTGTCCATCATTGACCGTTTTGGTTCTTCTTTAACTTCAGGCTGTGGGGTTTGTGATACTACGGTTGGAACATCGGTATTGATAATGTTTGAGCCGAGTTTGGGCGCGTTTGGCTTTGGTAGCTTTTTTAAAGCCTCTGCCATCTGCTCCTTGGACATTCCGTCCGGAAACTCTACTGGGCCAATGCCGACGATTTCAACAATTTGCGGCATTATTTATTCTCTACCCAAGAATTGGTTTGTGGATTCCAACGCAACGTAGGACGCACACCAACGCTGTTAGGAGCGCCAGCTTTTTGTTTAGCCAGTTCCATACCTTTTCTGAGATTATCCTGAAACTCTCTTGCGTACTTAACAAAGTCTGCTTCGGATTGTGCTTTGTTTAGTTTTAACAATGCAGTCGTTGCTTTTTCGCCTTCAACCTCGGTAATTGCACCAGCACCTTTTAAGCGTTGGAATGCCTCTAAGAATGCTTGACCTTTTAATGAGTCGTATAAGACTTGGAATGATGCGGGGTCAGAACCTTCAACAAACCGAGCAAATGGCCGCCATGTGCCACCAACAAATGCATTAAATCCTGCATGAGGTTCGCTCTTGCCTTTTGGAGTTTCCCAACCAAAACTTGCTTTTTCATTTGGCATTGCACCACCAAGCATTTGGTCAACAGTAAGAATAGCTTGTTCCGCTCTGTTTAAGTCGGTAGGCAAGTTACGTAATGCTTCTTGACGCGCTTTTTGGTCTTCTACAAATAATTGTTTATTTGCTTCATTTCTAGCTTGTGGCGACATTCCGCCGGTATAAGATGCTTGCGTCATTGATGGTTGATTTGAAACTGGCTGGTTTCCTGTTGGTATAGCACCGCCGGTAGGTACAGCACCTCCGGTTGTTGGTCTTGCTCCTGTTGGTGATACCCCTGACGGAGGAGCCATTCCTGTTTCGTATGTAAAACGTGCGGCTTCTAATGAAGTAAACGCTGGTTTAGTTCCACCCTCAACAAAGGTTGCTCGTGGATTTGGTGAATTGTAGTCAACCCATCCTTTTCTTACAGAACCGTCAGGCATATCAAGTTCAGCTTTTTCCCATTTTGGCCCTTCAGTTAGCTTCTTAAGCGCTAATTGTTGTAATGCAGGGTTGTAAGCGGTTGAACCAAACAGATAAGCGGCTTGTGGATTAGCAGGAACAGCAGGGCTGGTCATTTTGCCTTTTACTGTTTCATAAGTTTCGGTAGGAATATCAGGTGCATAGGTAGCTTCTTTGCCACGCAATAAATCTTGATATTGTTCAATTTCTTGTCCATACCGTTTACGTAATGCTTGGGCAAGTTCAGTGGCCTGTTTGTCACCTTTTTCTTGTAATTTAGTAGCGGCATACGTTTGGAATAATGGTGATGCATACTGGAAAAAACTAGGTGCAACATAACGACCACTAACCATTTGACCGGATGGCATTTGCTGACCCTGTTGCATGAGCAATTGAGCCATCTGTTGTTGGCGATTAAGCGCCTGTTGCTGTGCAAACAGTTCCGGCGGTAATGTGCCGATTCCAGTGTTGGTTGGTAAGGTTGCCATGTTTAATCCATTCCAGTAGTGGTGGTTGGTACTTGACCTTGACCACCAAATCCGTAAACATTTTCAGCGCCATACATATTCATTGCAGTTTGTGCATTTAAGTATGGGTTGCCTTGATTCTTAGCGTATGGGTCTTCTTTACCTTTACGCAATAACATGGCCATTGCAAGCGGGTTCATGCCGCCGCTTTGTGCAGTCTGTCCAGCTTGGCTAACCAATTGATTTTGCTGTGCAAGTGCCGCGTTTTGCATGGCTTGCTGTTGACCAATGTTTTGAAATACAGGCATCAAACCACCCAATTCTTGTTGTTGCTGTGGGTTGATTTGTGCAATATAAGGGTTGCCGTAAGGGGTCATCATAGAATTAGTCCATAGTTAACTACTTTGTAACCGTCGTTCAATGTGGTAACAGCGTGTGGGAATACTTGCTCTACTTCGTCAGCCATGACACCAACGTGAACTCCATGACCAGCGTACTCGCGGTCTTTAAACTCATCTTTGTATTCAAAGCTATACAAAGTGAGGCCATTCTCTAATATGCCGATTGGCTGAATATTCTCTTTAGTGCGTGGGTCAGACATCATTAAAGCCGCGCCACCAAGACTAAATAAACCTTGATTCAGGTTAGCTTGTGCGGCTTGTTTAGCGTTAAAGTCACCCATTTGAGCGTTGTAACCCATCTGTGCCGCGCCTAATAGGTCAGGGCCAGCAGTGGTTGCTTGCTGTGCAGAATTAACGAATTGTGGCCCTTGAACTTGTGCGCCAGTGCGAACTGCTGACAAGGTGTTAAGTGGTTCATTACGTAAGTAAGCCTGTTCTTGCAAGGCAGATTGACGAGCCTGTTGACCCACACCAAAACCTTGGGTTGTCGCGCCCAACAGCAAGTCATTCTCACGCTGGGCTTGTTGCATCATCGCGCGGTCATAGGCTTCAGAACCAATGTCGATACCCTGATTCGCTAATCGTTGCTGTAACTGTTCACGAGTCTGCTGAATTTGGGGTTGAAGCCTTTGCATATAGGCTTCTTGGTAAGTCTGACTAGGATTAAAGCCAGTGCTGGGTAATGCGCTGACATCAAACGGGGTGTTGAGCATATTCTCAACGTAGCCCAAACCTTTACCAGCTAGCTTGCCAAGACCAATACTTGCTTGATTCTGATAATTAAGCAGTTCTTGTTGTTCAGGGCTTAAAGTTTGTGTGGCCGTCCAAGTCGGGTTGCCATAAGGGTCTGCTCCAGTAATGGAGTAATCTAATCTGCCGTAAGGGGTGACTTGGTTAACGCGGTTTGCCGCAGTGGCAAGACGTGCCGCATCAATATTACCTTGTGCGGTTTCTTGAGCCGCCGCCGCGTAGTTAGGAGCCGCTGGCGCACTTGGCGCAGGCCCTAATCCTAAAAATCCACCACCACCCATATCAAGCCTCCATCTTTGTCTTTAGAGGGCATCGGATATTGAGCCACCGACAGTCCTCCTTACGCATCGCCATAATTACCAAATCGCCATTCATGTGGGCATCCGGTATATCGGCTACAACTTTAAAACCAAGGTGTCGGTTTAATCGTAAGGCATCTTCATTATCCTTACAAATTTGTCCTAGTATAACGCTAACACCAAGTTTATTAAAGGGGTAATCAAACACCGCCCACAAAAAATCCTTACTTGCCCAATGCTCACCAACACTGCCAATATGTATTTCGCACGCTTTTGGCATGAAGTTTGTGTATCCCGCTACTGCTACCAAATTACCGTCTTTTAACTGCCCAATGCACTGTGTTGTTTCAGGCAACGGGAAGTTAAGTATTCTAACAAGCCATTCACCCATGTATTGTTGGTTTTCAGTCGTAACCGTCCTCACAAGACCCCGCCACGCTCCATTACATAATCGGTTGATGCCCAGTGAAACTCAATACCTTGTGATGCCACGTTTAGGCTAATTGAGCCTGCGTAACCAATTCCGGTCACACCCTGCCAAATCTTGGTGGTTGTTAGTAATCCACCCCAGTTTGCATTATCCCAAGTGTCTAAATCCCACTCACCGGTTTGTAAGATAGCAGGGTTAAATGATATTTGATTGGTCAGGTCTACCGTATCAAAGTCGGTCGAAATACCGCATAAAACGGTCGGAACTCCGTTATCCGTCTGCAAGATTGGGCGAACTAAGGTGAACCGTTTTAGCTGTCCGCGGCTCTCAAAATAGCTGTATGCCTGCTGGGCAAAGGCTCGAATATTGGTTCCAGCATCGGCAAATGTGTCGTAAAACTTGCCCACAAAGCCGTCACCACCAAAATACATATCATCTTGCGAGGATTCCCAGCAATATGCCTTGATTCCGGTAAATCGACCCCATGATTTGGTGATGTTATGCATGACATACTGCTCCGGAGCGCCCGTAACCGGTATATTCACTATCAACATATTCTGTTTAGCAAAATAAGCCATCTGCCAGCCAAATTCAGGGGCATAAAGGTCTGCCGCCCTGCTGATTGCGTAGAAAATCTTGTCCGTTAGGTTAACGCGTGGGTCTAAACGGGTCGATTGCAGGCCTGCTGACATTGGGGTCAAGCCATCCTCAGTCAAAAGCAGTAAATCGCCGCCAAATTTAAAGAAACACTTGCGGGCAAAGGTCTGTCCAATCTGCCAAACACCTACTAATGACCAGTCATTGGGGTCAGCGGGGTCTGAACCCTTGTAAACAATGACTTCACCGTTACTTGTAACGAATGCGGCAAGGTCATCAACCCCATATCCGGCATCAATCGTCCAAGTTCCCATGGCTTGCAAGTACCCACCCTTGCGGGCGATGCCGCCAAGAGGAAATTCAGCGACGGTTCCGTTGATTGAGTCGACCGGCAAGTACCAAAAGGACAGGCTGTTCTCTTCTACAAAGTACAAACGCTCTTTAAAGAGGTTGATATTGGCAAAAGTGTTGCTGTTTGCGCCCAAAATGTAGTAATCAATGGTGTAAGTACCCACTGTCGTTGCATCACCGCTGGGCGCGGTAGCCATCACATAAGTAAACGTAGTGGAATTGGTGACAGTAATGCGATAAGTACCATTAAATTCAGCGGGAACGGCTCCTGCAACGGTCACTGTGTTTCCTGTGACTAGCCCATGAGCGCTAGCAGTCGTCAGAGTCGCTGTTAAATTGCCTGTTCCACCCCTAGTAATCGTAGAAATGGTCTGTGCGACGTTGGTTGTAGCGCTTTTTTGCCATCTTGTGCCGTCATATACGACCATGGGGTCAACACCGTTAACAGCAGGCATAAATGAACCGCCGGCAGTCGTAATCATCACGTGAATCCAGCGTCCGTCGGTCAATCCTGTGAGTTCAACCGTTGCTGTAGATGGGGTTGCATCATAAATCGTCGTATCGGTAGCCGCAAACCGTTCTGTCGTCGATGGGCTAGAGTAACTCATCAAAGCCTTAACCGCGCCCGTAATACCGGTGCTTGCTTTGCTGTAGCCTTTACGCATAGTTACGTCGGTTGGGGTTGGAAAGAAGTTAACAAGCTGAACCGCGTCGAGTGGGTTCATTTCTGCAAGAGAATCGCGGGCATTCCAGCCACCAATCGGCGAGGCCAACGATGCGGTAAAAGCCCGTCTTTGCTGTGGTACTGCCATGGTTAAGTTCCGTAACCAGTGTCAGGAATATTTGCGTAACCGATAAGCACCTTGGTTGGGTATGGTGCAAACGATAGCGTAGCGGAGCCTTTGTCGTTGGCTTTCACCACGTTTAGGACTCTAAAATAGTCTTGTTGCAGTGCAGTAGTATCAAATGACTTAATTTGGAAGTACTTGAGTTTTGTACCTAGCACCAATAAGCGGTCGTCATAAACGGTTGTATCGGTGTCCGCAGTAAAGCTGTTCTTAATTGCGCCGGTTGCACTACGCGCCCAGCCTTTGGAGCGATACTCAAAGCCTAAATATTCCTTGGTATTGTAAGGCGGCCAAATTTGGAATTGCTGGCCAAGAATCCTCCAGCGAATACGCGGGCCTGTTGAGATATATCCGGACTTTAGCCACTGCCACTGCTGTGCGTCTTCAGGGCCAAGCATCTGCCAGTGTTTAGTCTTATCCCAATGGGTATTATCCGTAATCGTTTCAAAGTCAGGCGGCAAGTCGTACTTGGTCTGTGAGAACGTAAAGGTCACACCGGTGTATGTGCCGCTAGCTAGCTGGCTCATAACAATGGTGGAAAGGTTTGTGCCAGCATTGTATGTAACGCTGGACACGTAGGTATCTTGGTTGACTCCTGTGCCGGTAATCGAGTAATTACCGTTCAAAGCGGTCGCGTTGCCAGTAACAATTATGTTATAGCTGTTATCGCTAACGGTTGCACCAACAAATGTCACCGCATCGGTGTAGAAACGATACTCCACCTCAAGAGCCTGCCAATCCGTTTCCTTGACGAGTTCATACCCTGACGCGTTCATAAGTGCTAGGACTTGTTGTACGTCTTGGCTGGTATTACCAGTTACATAGGTGGGGACTGCTAGGTTCAATTCAGCCGTTACTTGCTGAACTAGCTGGAGCATCGTTTGGCTCATATTATGCTTCCTCTACGACTTTTGGTTTACGAGTTCGGGGTTTCTTTTCACCAACTGCCGCAAGTATCGCCGCCATTTGTTCTTGCATTAAGGCTAGCTTCGCATCAGTTTCAGCCTTAATTTTAGCAGTTTCTTCTTCCTTTTTGGCAAGTTCTTGTTTCAAAGCGTTAATTTCTTCTGCACGTTTACTTGCTTCTGCGGTTTCTGTGGCTAAATTTAAGAACGTCCGAGCCTTATCCCTGAATGCATGGGGTGACATACCAGCAATCATTCCTATGCGTTGTAATTGCAAATCCGATGCATTGGCGATGGATTCTACCGTCATAAACTTGATGCCGCGCAGTTCTTGCGCCTGCGATTGGCTAATCAATGTCCACTGCTCAACCGGTGTTCCAATGATTTCACTGCTGGAATCTTGGGTCGCTTGATACTGTAACCATTGACGCGGGAATCGCTGTTTATGGCTTTCCTGTGCGTAAGTGTCGATTTCGGTAAGGTTGTCGCCGGCAACCATGATTCTGACAAAATCAAAATCTTTAAATATTGGTCGTCCTGCTTCATTGGATTCATGCTCTAGCTTGACTGCACGCTTATAAAACTTGACCGCCAAGCGTGAATCTGCGTCTTGAACGTCGCTTTCAATTGCCATGTTAAAACTCCTTAAGTGGTTAAGGTAAAACGGTTAATGAAAAAAGGCTACCCCCGTTAAGAGGTAGCCCTTTGGTTTTACTACAATTTTTGGTTAGACGCTAGTGACACCGAACCAACCATAATCACCCGATACCATTGATTCGGCAGGGGCGATGTACGAACCACCACCGCTAGTAGCGGCAAAGGTTGTAGCGTTAATGGTTACTGCTGTTGCGCCAGCGGCAATAGTGCCACCAGCACGAGCGAACACATAACGTAGACCGTCAGAACCAAAAGTTTGTGAGCCGAGTGGGCCAAAACTTGGGATTCCGATTAAGGTCGTTCCGTTGGTGTATTCAAAGGATTCAGGAGTAATCGTTTCTAAATCAACTCCTGCAATGGGAAGTACTGAATAAGCCATGATAGTTTTCCTTTACAAATTAGGTGGTCAAAATACCTTGCAACTGTGCGTTGCTGGTAGTTAAGTTACCGGCCCAACCGTAGAGTTTAACGATTGCGTCTTGGTTGATGGCTTGGCGCTCACCACCGATAGGCACAAAATTACGCTCTTTGTGTGGACGGAAGAAGATGTAATTGGTGTTCAAGAGGTACATATAGTTTGCATTCTCTTGGTTACCAATACCACCACCGAGTACAACGTCAGCAGAAGTACCGCCACCGTAGAACTTCAAGGATGCGAAACCAGCCGCACCGCTTTCTTCGGTAGTAATACGCTGAATTGCCTGTAAAGCACCTACGAAATACTGGTATGCAGTATTACCGGCGATATAAAGGTCAGCCTTGTCAGTGCCACGAACTTGCTTGATAGCGGCTTCGGTCATCTTTGCCAAGGTGTTGGTAGAGGTCAAGCCGGTTGTGACTTGGTTCTGCCAAAACGACCAGTTAGCGCGGTTAATACCACCGTATGTGCCGGTTGTTGGGGAAGTAGAAACAGCGGCGGCTAGACCGTCGATATTTTTACCACCATTACCAGTACCGTCGCCATAAAGGTCGCCAGAGATACGGTTGAGCAAGCGTGCCTCAGAAACTTGCATACGACCGTCTAGGAGGTCGATGATTGCTTCTTTGGACGAGTTTTGCAACATTTCCAATCCGCTCATGGTTACAGCGGCGGCATATTGAGCAATCTTGTACTGAGCCGCAGAAATTGGGCTATCAGGAGCGATGTTCAATACTTCGTATCCGCTATAAGAATTAGCGTTATTGGTATTGGGGTCGTTGTACATAATCTCTTCCAAGATTACGTTACCGCCTGAGAATGGGCGCACGTTACCTTTGGAATTGAGTCGTTGCAGAATCGCATTGTTCTGCGTCAAGTTATCAGCCAATTCACCGCTACGACTTTGAATGGTGGTAGCGATAATATCGGTGATTGCTGAGTTAG